CACGGTTTTATGTTTGACCTTCACCCAACATTTGGGAATGGTTTGTTGTTTTAAACCAATTGGTGAAGCTAGATTCCTGTAGAATTTAGTTAACCTTTGGGCGCACAAGGGTCGCGCGGATTATGCCACATTAATGTGGGAACATATTTTCGGGTGACTTAGACTCGACTGGCTTACAATGTTGAAGTGGTGAAATTCCACTTAGTTGTAGGAACCGAAGTAAGTCTGAAGCCTAATTTCCATGAGAATTTAAATTAGGTCAGGTTAGGATGTAGATTAATAATCTTGCCTACCCAACGAGAGAGGTGGGCTCGTTGGGCGTTGGTTCGGGCACGTTAGCCCCACAGTTTGCTGTCTAAAAGCAGAGCCCCCACAGCTCCGAGTGTGATGTACCCCATATTACAATAAAATGAATTACGACAAAAAGAATAACGAACTCGAGTCAACTGGAGCGTCCCTCCTTGACACAAATTATCAAAATTATGATAAAGCTACAAAGAAGTTTGTTCCGTGTAGGAATAGTCCTATAGTTCAAACTCATGCGTCGGGTTCGCCCGTCGTAAATGTTAACACAGATACAACTGCAGTGTCGGTTTTGCAGGATGTTGTCATAAAATTTCCAGGTGGCGTCGCAACGGTCGATGACTCTGGATCTGACGATGATGTGAAAGAAGTAAAGTCTTTCGCCTCAGTAGTCAAAGTGTCCGCTGGGTTGAGCAGCGATTCCAAAAAGGATAAAACAAGTCTCAAAGAAAATAAATCCTCTAGAGCGAATGTAAATAGAGGGGTGCTGGCCAAGGCAGTGGGGGAAATGGTCAGTGCTAATGCGGGAAAAGTTGACGCATTGAAATCGAAGATACGGGAATTGAAGGAAGACGCGGAGGATGCTAAGTCTGAGAAGAAAGACAAGCAGCCGAAGTTGCCGCTTCCGGAAATCATTGTCAAAGCGAAACCGTTTGTGAACTTTTGTTATGTTTGTAAAGAAAACAAAACACACAAGCGGGTTTTCGTGGCCAAACTAATTAGCCATGAAATCGCGGAAAGCAGTGAAGTGGATTTGCGAGCAGACGGTCATCAGCGTGTGGAACTCAAGCATGAGAATCCCTTGTTGGTGAAAGTTATGTTCAAGGAAACACTAGTCCCGTTGGAACCGATAAATTGTGTTTGGCGTGATTTGGCAGTACTTGCTGTTTTACTGTCCCTATTTACGTGGGTTGGTGTCATTGAATCGTGGTTGGAGGTTTTATACCCTATGACTGCGATTTTTATGGCATATTCATATAAAACTAGGATGGACATGATCCCGGATGTCACAATAATACGGAAACAGTCGGTGAGATGGGCCTCAATTGAAATGCTAACTCAATTGATTCATAGTGGAAACATCTCATTGGCATACAGCGATGCAACAACAATGGAACGGTTGACGGTGAGCGGAAAATTATTGGCTAACGTTAACTATAATAGATATGGCGATGCGGAAATTCGTAACAATACGATTTTGTTGGCATATCATTATAGTAGGTGGCTTAAAATTAGAAGTCCGGCAACTTTTCACATATCCCCAATCCAAGCAGACTCGTCAAGTATGGATATCGAATTAGCGAAGTCAATGCGCCAGGGTTGGGGGAAACACAACGAGGCCTCAAGTTTAAGAAATGGGATGCCTCTCGACAACACACAACCAGGCCAGTCAAGGTTTCTCACGGTGTCGAAGTTGTTGGCGCTAGTTATCCTCAGTGTCATCCTAATGACATTCTTACAATCAGTGCAGGTGTATGTAAGAGGGTTGGACGTAAGATTGACATCATCCCAGATCGAAGCGAACCAAGTGTTTCGGCCCCTGGAAGTGTCAGCACTGATACCAAGAATGGAGGAAGTCGGATCGGTTGTGGAAACTTCCGAGAAGATGGAATCCGACCCGAAGCAAAGTCGGGTGTACAAGAACTTGGTAAGAAAGCTAAGACGTTATCCGGGTTGAAAGCTTTCACTAAAGAATGGATTAGGAAAAATTTGATCCCATTATCTCACGAATCGGATGTGAGTGTGGGAACGTGGTTGGCGTCATCCAACTATCCTCAAAGGAGACGTGAAACTCTAATGAAGGAATACACTAAATTCACAGAATCACAACTATCTAAAACGGACAAATCAATATCAAAGATTAAGGCTTTTATCAAGGATGAGTCTTATTCCACCTTCAAACATGCCAGAGGCATTTATTCTAGGACTGATGTTTTCAAGACATTATTTGGCCCTGTGTGTAAACTCATAGAAAATGATTTATACAAGAGCGAATATTTTGCAAAACACATTCCTGTGGATGAAAAACCTTCGGTTATTAAGGAAAGGTTTGGAGGAGTTATTGGTGAAAAGGGCAAAGGAATTAAACAGCGTATTATTGGAACAGACTACACCGCATTTGAATCACATTTTACACCCGAAGTGATGGAACATATTGAATTCCAGCTTTATGACTATATGACACAGCATCTCCCTGAAGGAAAAGATTTCATGAGATTATGTCGTAAGGTCATTGCTGGAAGGAATAGGATCGCATTTAGGGATTTGAAATTGGAATTGCTTGCGTGTAGGATGTCAGGGGAAATGAATACGAGTTTGGGTAATGGATTTTCAAATTTGATGATATTCCTATATTTAACACAAGATTGCATTGAAGTCGATTGTTTGATCGAAGGCGATGATTGCTTGGGGAAATATATTGGGGAAGAGTTGAGTATTGAAGATTATGCCAGACTTAGATTCACTGTAAAAATAGATTATTACGAGCACGCAAATTTAGCAAGTTTTTGCGGGCAGATATTTGACAACGAATCAAGTACAGTAATAACCGATCCAACTAAGATTATGTTGAATTGTAGTTGGGGCAATGCAAAGTATGTGGGAGCAAGCAATAAAACACATTTGCGGCTCTTAAGAAGCAAAGCCCTTTCAATGATTCATCAATATCCTGGTTGTCCAATAGTACAAGAATTTGCTCTTTATTTGTTGCGAGTAACCCACGGCCTCAAACGCAAGATTGATAATACTGAAAGTTTTTACATGCAGAAAGCATTGGAGAAACAATCAGCTACAAACTTGCCTACAAGGGAGGTCAGCTTTTCATCGCGTGAATTGATGGAAGAAGTGTTTTCATATAGCATTGACGAACAATTATGCTTAGAAAATTACTTCCGCAACAAACATAGTGTTGGCTCTTTAGCGCACCCGGTAATATATGATCATTGTACTCCCAACCATTTTGAGTATGATAATCGTTATGTAGTACCGCTCAACGATGTGTATGGTTTTTTGAGCTATGACATGGTGCAATCAATATTAGTTTTAAAAGAATTACGAAAACTAATAGATGTCTAAACGACAGAAAAAGAGCGCAAACAAATCTTCCAAAGTTTCTGGGAAGATGCCCGCCAGGCGCAAAGCTGGTGGCAACACTAAGAAACAACAACAAGGACCCGGTCCGGCAGTGTCAATTGGTAAATCAATAGGCGCTTCCATCGGTA